GGGTGTTTGAAGTTCCAAACTGGATGGAAGTACTTGATACCAGCCCCCCCCACGCTCACGCGATTTCGGGACTGGACACTAAGTTCACGTCAAGTCAACTAAGCATGCTGCCATTTCAGGTAGGCAAGACCGGTGCCCCCGGTGGTACGGGGGCTATGTACATCTAGTGTAACAAAAGAAAAGCACAACACAACACGAGTAACAACTGCAACAGGCTCCAGACTGCGAAAAGAGTATGTTTATGGGAGTCGAAAGATGCGTGGTCCTAAATAAATTCCGTCACCTTCATCACAGGAAGACTACTAAGGCAGCCGTTTGGGTAAAACTACCTTTTGTTCGCCTCCAAATATCAGGCACGTGCCACGGTTGGACGTTTCGCTCAAGGCTATTCCGGCCATGCAGCAAGCCACACATCAGACAACAATTTTATATTTTATATATAGCAGAAGCAAGGAGCGTTAAAAGAGGGAGACAGGGTTACAAGAGGCCAACAGCCCGTCCGACCAAAGCCCCGATGCCGCTCGTTCCACGTTTAACAGCGTTCTCAACCCCTTGGAAAGCACGCAAGGCCGATTTCTCAACCATACGTTCCCCTTGGGATATCATCGTACGCCAATGCGGGTTCTTCGCATCCGCGATGCGAAGGATGTGCGGCATCACATTTGTGCCAGACTGGTGCGGTGGTTGTGAAGCGAGGCCACTCGCCGGTTCAGGACGCCACTCAACGTTCTTGATAAACTCGAACGATAATGAGCTGGCATCAGAACCTTCCGCAAGACCACGCCAGGCAAAACCGAACCAACGCGGGTTCTGGATCTTGCCGTCAGTACTCACAGTCGTGGGCGCCGCCGAGCCCCTCAAAAGCGGTGCATCTGACTCATCATGATACAACTCACTCAAGTTGGGCTGATACACGGCGAACTTGTGATCGACCGTCGTCAGACTAGTCCGTTGAGACTTAGGGTTAGCCGCAAATAAGGCATTAACAGTTGGGGGCACAGAACCTGGCCCACCATTCAACAGAGCATCCGTTGGCATGTTCTCAATATAACAGAACTGCCCAGCGGTGTTCATAGTTGTACCCAAATATGTCATGCGCATACAAGCGCTAATCAAACGGAAATCCTGACAGGTATCACCTGCAACAAACGCAGAAATGGGGTCAGTCAACTCACGTGTTGTCCCAGAAGTACCGTTATAGTAACCCAGCGGATCAGTGCCGTAAGGCAACGCCGCAGTGTTCAGCGGAACCGCATTGGGATCACCCGACCAACCCACATACAGACACTTGTCAGAATAGTTCGGACACCACAGCATGAAACCACATGTTCCACCAATTGCGGTGCCACCAACATAATCTGCCTTAAACCGTCCACAAAAGCCCTCGGCTGTACCAAACACACCAGCTTCCAGCACGGAATTGCAAGGATCAAGCACCATGTCCGCAAACGACCCGTACTTGGTTCCCGCGCCTCCAACACTGAGACTAGCCATCTTGGCCACCAACGCCTTGGCCCCACCTCCCCCTCCTCCTTGTTTCGCCTTCTGCTTACGCGCCGGCTTGGGTCTGGAGGAACCCGTTCGTTTACTCTTCGATGACTTCGGCATCTGAGATTCGGAAAAGAATGCGATATACTGGATTTATATCATTCGGAGGACCATAGGACAGCTTGACTGCTCGATATGCAGTTTCAAGTCTAACCTGGTCGGATGGTAGAACCCCATAGGCACGGTAAAAGCTCAGTCTAGCCTCGACCGTGGGCTCAGAGACGTGGTGGTCCATCCCTTTCGCCATCCTTGCCAACCCGCCAAATTTCTCCTCTAAGGCCCCTACTAAATCAGTCGATCGTTTTATCATCTGGTAGTACTCCTGCAAGACTGGGATGCCACCGCACATCGATAAACCACACATAGCAATGGCTCCCAACCGTTTCTTCCAGTTTCGTTCTCCAGGGTCAAGTCTAGCAGTCAACAGATCACGCTCGATACACTTGTGTGGGTTACGCACCATACGCCACACCGAGCCATCATAGACTGGCTTGGATTGACAAAAGTCAATTTCCTCAATGGACCTGGCCAGGTTCTCGACTTTCACCGTGAACCCAAAACGACGACAATATCCAGGCAACGCCTCAACATACCGGTCCGCAACACCGGCAGGCAGGAAGGGATTGGTATCATCCCCAGCGCTTATGAGCCGCATCCCACGGATACCCAACTCTCTAGCGCAACTGGTGAGGAGGAGTGAAGTTAGCACAACACCGCACAGTGATGTGTACATCACCCCACTACAAAGGGTCCCACGTCGCCAGAAACTAATTTTCCCATCACGGGAGGAACAAACATTCTTCGTAGCAAGGGTCTTCTCCCAAAGCCACGTAAAGTATCGAATTTCCTCCTCAGGTACTCCGCTCCGGCGTAGCACAGCAATGCACATGATCATGACCTGTTCAAGTGCAGCGACACCAACATGCTGATCAAACCTACTCATGTCAGTTGTTACCGCCACACAATTTCCATAATGACTTTGGATGGCCGTGAATTTTTCGACAATTGCCTGTGCAACTTGGTCCCCATTCATACCCTTCGACACACTTCCCGCTCCGAAAACTCGGTTTAGCCCAACGTAAAACGCCTTCTCTAATGGCTTCACAAACCTGCCAATTTCGAGATTGAACTCGGGACTCATTGGACGAATAGCTCGAGGAGCTTTCCCAGGTTGTCCATTCCTAGGTATCTCCTGCTTCTCATCCTTTAAGAACATTCTGACAACGAAATCATCCCGCTTGAGCTCGCGTGTTCCGCAGACTTTCGCAGCCTGCTCATAACGCTTCTTCAACGGGCCCTCATATCCGTCAACAAACTGTTGCCGAGTTAGCACCTTCACATCCGGCGTTGCGCTGACCAGGCGCATCGCTAGCTGGTGAAAGGCACCGCGTCTAAACACCCTATCCCCGACACGATCCCCCAAAGGCCGGACCCACTGGTTACCGTCCTTAACTAGGAAGATTCGTTCGACTGTGCTGGCTAGGGCATTATTCAACGTCGGGTTATACACGCCGAATCTAGGCTGACGTGTTAGGTTCACGTCACCCATCTGATAGACTGTCCTGACCTTTGCGAGCGAACTTCTGGGCGTAACCACAATCTGGCGGAGGCACTGATCCCTGATCCTCCCATGCGCTTGCATCTGATAGTCCATACCGGGCAATGCACGATGAAATGTTTCCATCAAGCGCAAATCCCGATAAATCCTATGACCCGCACGCAATTGGCGCCTCGCCTCCACGCCCGTCAGCTCGCTTTCCTAATGTCTATAGACCAGTCCCATTCGTCTGAGTAGTGCGTCGAACAGGGACTCACGGGGAACAGCATCTAAACCCCGTCTGCCCGACGTACCACCCTCAACTTGCCCCATAAAGGCTCTCACCTGCCGCGCGAACGCATCATTGTTCATCATATACGCTTCAAGATCACGCATAGTGGGGTTCATGACCTGGAATGCTACATCATCAACAGCATCCCTAATCTGATCCCGGTGCCAACCATTCAAGGTGGCCCAAGCAACAAACTCCTGCTTCACTACGGTGACTTCTGCGTCATATGGACGAGTGCCTACACCGGCATCTAGGACACTCTTGATGCGGCTGTAAGGGAATTTCAACCTCATCTCATTGATGGCTCGGTTTGTCCCTACGCGCTGTGGGTGGACCCTTGCCCGTCCCTGCTGTTTTGGCGGATTTTCAGCTGGTTCGGGTTGGCCGACATTGGGGTCTGCTGGCGGCTCCTCCTCCTGAGGTCCAGCATTGTCTTCAGGCTGCGCTGGTGGCTGGTGAGGTTGCGGGTCCTGTGGCCTATCCTGAGGTCCTTCATCTTGCCGCTCATTAATCACCTCCCCTTCCACTGCCTGTTGTGCTTCGACAGGTGGTTCACCATTTTGTGCAATCCCACCGCCTTGCTCGGCCGGTCGATTCGCTCCCGCCGGATCCTGGTCTGGTCCAGCGTCTGCCTCATTAGCCTCGAGGTCTAACTCCTCAGGGTCACCGCTTTCACCCATCATCGGAACGGCGTAGAAATTTTGAATGGCACGTCTGTGCAGAGACCATCTATCGATTCTAAGATGTCTCGCTACGTCCATTTCTATTTCATCCATGAAACGGATCCGTGTGGCAATCCAATACAACACAATGCACACAACGAACCCGCATCCCACGCCTATTAGCATCGATGCGACGTGTACTCTCGGCTCCTGATGTCTTCCCCTTACCTCTAATGTGCCTACCACAAGCACTTCCTCAGTGCTATTTGTGATGACGAACACGTCATTGTGGTCGTCATACGCGACACAGGGTCCAACACCATTACACCGATTGTCTACTCCCGCTCTGCGTAGGTTGCCCGTAGGCTCCCGGAGTAGCACACCCAAAACTAGGTAGTTAACCAGCGCGATCAGTAAAATTCCAGGAGCCCAGCGCATGACTTTACGTGTGCCTTTGAGTCCCCTCTCCAGCATCACCCTGGCATCGGTTAACAGCGCCCGGAGAGCTCTCTGGCCCCCCTCTACTAGTCTGTTGAATTGTTCCATATCCATGATCAAAACAACTTGGGTTTGTCACTTCAAAGCAGTAACCGCTCTTTCCTGTCAGAACTTGTCCAGTGTCGGGGTCTGACAGCATCCGGGTTTTCCACCTGTTCGGCCGTAGCCTAAAGGATCATGCCGGCTTTTCCCCGTTGGTCACCAGCCAGCCCCACCCATCACCAAGCGACACCTTGTGATGAAGGGTTTTATTGACCACTTCACCAGAAGGCATAAATCTTGGCTACCAGGACGGGAGCACGCTGATACTGTTTAACGTGTGCCGACTTCGCAGTTTCGCCCACGACAGAGATTATACCAGAAGCAGGACATATTACTCAGAG